CCTCTGCAAGCTTCTTCAACTCACCAAGAGGTACAGACTCTGTTCGAGCTCCTTGGATTACTTTCTCAATTCCGAATGGTCCATTCTCACTTGACCATCTCTCGACAAACTCTCTTGCATTATATGGGTCATATCCGAATGACCGTACATCATATCCGACCTCGGTTATATGTCTATCCAGGTCGTCATACACCTCATCCATATCCAATACAGTTCCGTCGAGGACTACCAACGATCCTTCATTCATGAAATCGTTATACTTCTCTCGTAATGCTCCTGTGATCTTGGATAATGTTAAAGATGTGATGTAATTCCTTGTCTTAACTCCGAATGCTCCTCTGCTAAGCGGAAACAAGAATGTGAATGCACAGAAATCATCACCTCTTGAAAGGTCCGCTCCCATTGAGCATGGCATAGACCAGAAGTCTCTCTTACGATGTGTGAGAGTTTCATCATATGTAAAGAAATAGGTAAAACCTTCCATAGGTATACCAAATCTCTTTGCCAGAATATCATTTCTTGCAGCGGGAGCCTTCTCAGCTCTCTCTACATCCTGCAGATATGTCTCATATGTAACGGTCTTGCCTAAATTAGGGTTTGCCTTAAGCCATATCTCGGGGTTTTCTTTTCCGAGCTCTACCTCATCAAGGTCGTCAAGACAGTACCACCAGATACTCACATGTGGATTGATGTATTCTCCTTTGAGGATATCATCCAATTCCATTTTGATGGTATCTCCGGCTCCATTCCTGACAGTTCCTTCTGAACTCGTAGCTACGATGATGTAATCATCCAACTTAGAAGCACCCTGCTCTATGGCACCGATAACATCTTCTCGTATATCACAAGAAAGCCACTCGTCTACAGTGGCTACTTTAGTTCTAAGACCCTGAAGCTTTGCTATGGTCATAGGTCTGACTTCTATAAGACTGTTAGTTAGGAAATTCTCGATACCCTTCTTGGTTGCTGCAAGCTTTTGTCTAGCTGCTTTTGATCCTGTGGTATTTTGAAGCGAACCTTCTGTTAGGAATTGGAATAGAGGTCCTCTTGCTCTGGTTATAGCAGTCCTTATTGGACCCATGACCTCTTCCGCCTGTTTCATCGTAGGTGCAGTTGTGATTTGATGAGTCGTCTCTGTGCTGACGTTTTCTTCATATGCTTGGATACAGCTGTCATACAATGACTTGGCTGCTCCTCGACCTACTATAAGATATTGTTTTTGAATGAGGCGCTTCTTGATTCGCTTATTTACGAATCGGCCACCTCCGCCTTCTGCATTTGGTTCGTATACACTTCGTTCTGTGAAGTAATACCAACCATATAGTTGCTCGCCCCATAACTTGAACGTATCTAGTAGAACAAGATCTGAACCATCGGTTAGAACTAATTCATTTTCACAGAAAGCTATCCAACCTTCTACAGGATCCGGGTCGTAATAGATTCCAGGATTAGCTATGAGGTCGTCAATTCGATTCATCTCCATTGAGATCTTTCGATTGACCGGTATTTCACCTCTAATTACGGCATCCCTAAACATGCCGTAGTATTTTGGTACGGCTGTGTTTGAGAGATATGACATTACTAGTTATCCTTTCCACGGACAAGTATCATTCGGTTGCCTTGGGCTCCATTCCTTAGGCAATAAATTCTCGTCTCCATAATGTATTGCGTTATGCGTATTGTGACTGACACAGACTAAGTAGTCTGGATTGAGTAAGTAATCTGGATTTTGATCGAAATCACTCTTGCATAGAGGATTTATGTGATGGATTATTATTCGTCCTTGAATAGGGTGATCATCACATCCGAGATCGCAACCATTATCTCTGATTATTACTTCATCTCTTACTCTTCGCCATTCTACAGATCTGTAAAACTGTTGATTAATCCATCTATCGAATCCAAAGGTGTCTTCTCCGACAGCTCCTTTGAGTTGTAGATACTTGTAACGCTCTTCAAATGTTTTGAGCTGTCTCATTTCTCTATAACTCTTCATCGTCATCTGTCATCACACCCTTATAGATCTGCATAGACTTGATAGCTTTCTCGTAAAGCTCTTCAATCTTGTCAGATCTCTCAATAGATTCAGTCTTAGCCTTGACAAGCTCTGTATCATGCTTGAGTTTCTCTGTTTCGTATTGGTATTTTGCAGTTCCGAGCTTTAGGAAGTGCGTTATCACTTGAGAGGAAGCTGTTCCGTCCATCAATTGCTGCTCAGCACAATCCATAGCCAGAGATATCAACTGATTCTCTCTTGCTTCGGGAGTTAAAGCCGGACGCAGCTTCTTTTTTGGCTCGGAAGTGCTTGCAGTTGCAATTTTCTTCCTCACTTTGTTATCCCTTTCTTTTATTTTGATTTAACTTATATATCGCTTAAGGCGGCCTACGAACCATTTCCCCCGTAGATTTAGGGAGAAAGGAGGCAGTTACCGGGACCCCCGGGACTGTCAAGAAAGCCCTAAAATTTTTAGAAATGACTCGTAAGCCATCTTAAGAAATATATCCATGGAAAAATATATGAAATGCAATTTTCAAAAATTCCCCCGGAGAATTTTTGGAGATCGCCGCGATGCATAGGGGGTGCCATTTCGCGGACCCCCTCCCCCTGTCCAAGTTTCATACGGTAGCCGAATCGAAGTGACGGGGCACAGGGTTCAACTTCACGAAACGAGGCATAGGTTCAAAGCAATCACAAACGAACGCAAAACGCGAACAAACTCGCAAAGTGAATCAAAAACCAATTACAAACGAGCTTAAAGCAATGCCACATACTTTATTCAACTTCACAAAACGACAAAACAAATACAAATACAAATAGCATCAAATACGACAAAAACAAAACCAAACAGTAATTTTCACGGTGTTGAACAAGAGGGCCTCAAACCAGAGAGACCCTCCTAGATGTCCAACTTCCCGCAGCTGTCTGGCAACAGCTTAGAAGGAGACTATATGACATTTATTTTGTCAACAGGGCTCTCTATAGCGCATTCTAGGAACTTCCCTGCTTTGTCTTACTTCATGAAGCTTTAGCTTCGTTTCGATAAACCTTTTTATAACCAATATTTTCGAAATCGTACTTAATCATTTCATCAATGGCGCGCTCTATCTCGTCATTATTTTCCTCATCTGTGAGGGAATCCGAGGTATTAGCTAACCTCGCTAGATATGCACAAGTTCCATATCCTTTCTCGTTATCATACAGCATCCAGCTATCAAATTCTTCGAAAGGATCGTATGGATTATCTTTAGTTGTTACTCTAATATCAGCCATATCTTTCTCCTTTCTATTTTTACAGATACTTTCTTACTGTACTAATCGAACATCCTACGGCGGATGCTATTTGTTCATTGGTATATCCCGATGCTTTAAGGGCCTGGATTCTTCCTATCTTTCCTGAACTTAATTCTTTTGTAGCTCTAGGTGTAGCAAGTTCCCTTACTCTCTCAGCATTGGCACGGTTAAGTATCTTTGACAGAGTAGTATCTGAAATCGCTCCAGCTTGTATAGCTTCCCACTGTCTGTCACTTATCTTTACTTCATGCCTTTCTGCTCCAACTTCCTCCCTTGCCTTAAGAACTTCCCTGTTCTTTATCTTCTTTATTTCATCTTTCTTAAGACTTGGGTCTGATTCTATCTTTGCCTTAGCTCTTGAGTTAGCCAGGGCTAATGCCCTCCTCTCCTTAGGAGCGTTCATCTCAGCTAATCTTAGATCAGCCTTGAGCTGTTCCACTTCAGGGGCATAGGTTTTAGCAGCACTGGGGTTACGTTTCAAGTTCCCAGTATGAAGCATTTCCATCCTTGCTTTATTAGCAAGTGCTTTCATCTCATTAGCGTAAGCAGCATAAGCCTGTTCTTTAGGATGGTTCATGTCTGAGATCAGAGTTCTTGCATCGTCTGTCTCTGCCATTCTCGTAGACTTCTGTGTTCTTCTCTTAACCTTTCCATTCTTGTCTACATATTCGAGATTATCCGCTGTCTTATAAATGTAAACACCTTCAGGTCTTGACGAATCATACCAAGGCTTGCCCTTCTCATTGATACGAGCAGATCCTTGACGCTTATCTACGGTCTGTTCTCCTTTGGCTCTGGACATAAGAGTTCCAGCACCTTCACGATACTTACCATCTTCATCTATATGACCTTGATACTTACGCTTAAGCTCAGCTATGTTATTGTCTTTCTCTGACTTCTTGTAATCAAGTCCATGCTTCTCAGCATCTATGACAACCATTGAATGTCTGACTGCACGAGCAATCTCATCATCATCAGCACCTTTGATTGTCATATCGGTTATAAGGTTTGATACAACGCCCATTTGTTTCTGGGTGTCTTTCATTGCGCGGTACTCTTTTCCATCACTGTTGAAGTAATGTGTAGTTCCATCCTTATCAACCTTCTTAGAAGCAGAACCATATTCCATCTTAGGATCAAATCCTTCAAGACCTTTAAGTGGAGGCTTAGAAGTAATCTTAATCTTTGAATTTGTTGGTATGACCATGACAGTGTCGCCATCAAAGTCTGCACCTGACAATCTATCAGCCACTCTCTTGTTAATACCAACAGCATCCTTAGCATTCTTTGTGATTACTTTTTCACCTTCTGCATTCTTATTGTTAACCGTAAGTATAGGAATCTCAAACGTTCCGCCATGCGGATATCTGACAAGTGCCACTTTTTCTCCATCCTTGTAGTTAGGTGCGTAGACTTCCGTGTCCTTAATGTCTTTCAAACCTATAATTACCTGATACTGCTGTCTCGGAAGAGCTGCCGCTTTCAAATGCACAGCTGCTGAATCGCATTCGTCAGCAAAAGCCTTAAGCAAATTCCTTTTTACAGTAGGATTTGTAAGTGAACATATCTCATCAAACTCATCATACTTATCAGCCTTGGCTAAACCAAGCTGTCTGTTTATCAAATCCATATTCTGCTTGGCCAGAAACTGTGATGGGATCTTGTTTGCCCATTCTCCCCAATCACCTTCATCTCTCGTTTTATTAACTAGATTAAGAGACTGTTTCTTTCCTGTTTTTGGATCTGTAAACTTACCATTTGGATCATCATAATAAGTCTGTCCACCTTCTTCGTATTCCTTAATCAATGCACCAAACGGATTATTTGGATCATTCTTGATCTTTTTCAGAACCTCTGTAGTAGGGGTTCCTTTCTTCTTGTTAGTGTTGAATCTAACATCTACACCATCTGGAAGATCATCTGCATAAACAGCCATCCCTTTGATGTAGTGGGTTCCGTCAACCATGATTCTGACCTGGGAATAGTGAGACTCACCAAGACTGAGATCTTTGACTCCTCTTCTGAGCTCCACGATACCATCCTTAAGTTCTCCTCCGTCTTCAGCATACTTGATCTGAAGTCTGGAAGAGTCCAAGGATTCAGGATACTCAAACTTCTTCCTTATTGCCGATCCATCGCCAACAAGTTTCTTGTCATACTCATGTATTGAGTGGATATTCTGGTAATCATACTCAGCTCCTTTAGTAGTTCCTGGTTTACAAAGAACCATCATGATTGTCTGTTGACCAGGATTTGTAGGCTGGGGCATACCAGCTCCTCTAACTTCATATCCTTCTGCTTCAAGCCTTATTAGTGCCTCATCCATCTTAGTCCGGCTAACTCTGCATTCAAGTTCAGCTCCTTTACCTACATCGATCATACCTTTCTTATCTACAATCTCTTTCAAATAATCAGCAGTTACTTTGGATTGTTCCATCCTCTGCTTGGTATTCTCGTTTAAAAGAGATCTTACAGACGAGTCATTTGTATAACCCATCTTCTTTGCTATTTCATTCAGACTATATCCTTTATCTCTAAGTCCTTTAGCAGTAGCCACAAGATCGGATCTTCTTTCTTCTTTGGCTATAGACTTATAAACTCTCATTTCTGTGGTTGAAAGTCCTAACTCTTTAGCTATTTCTTTCTCTTTCTTGCCGTCTTTCTGTAACTGCTCGATTCTGGCTAAGAAATCACCACTATGCTGATAAGGATTCTCTCCTGAACCCCAAGGATATCTTCCCGATCTTCTCTTAACACCATATTGCAGCAGATCCTCGTCCTGAGGAGTTTCGTTTGAATATAATTCTCCCATTATTTATTCTCCTTCTCTACTTCATACGCGATCTTCTCAATAGTTACAATGCTATCAATAACCGGAAGTAAGTCTTCTACTGTCGGTTTGTCAATAAGCATTCCGTCAGACTGATAGAGTCTAAGTTCAAACTCTATATCAGACGGCTTCAAGTCATACTCCAAGCAGAACAACGCAGCATAGATCTGAAGCTGTTCCATCTTGGCTTCGTGACTTCCTGTCTTTAGATCATGTATACGCAGAAGGTTGTCTTTAAATATAATTGAATCTGCTGTGCCATAAATATGTTCCGAATACACCAACGGCTGTTCAACAACCATCTTGTAACCGATTGCATCGTTGATATAAAACTTAACCGTCTCAAACACTTCCTGCGGAATGTAGTCCAGATGTTCAAGTATTGTCTTAGCAAATGGTGTTAATTCGGTTGTATTACCATTAAACGTGTATTTCGTATAAATATAATTCTCAATCTCCTGAACCAAAGTCCTAACATTAGACTTCTTGTGTCCAAGAGTTATCTGCTGAGCAGCGTACTCATGTATCT